CTTTGTAAGCTATGATGACGGCCGCTCGTTTAGCGCGTATACCAGCGCCGAGGGGTTGGATGTTCACTCCACCGGCGCAGATCCGTCTTTTAGGAAATACGCAGTAGCAAGCACAAGCGGCCGCTCCGTTATGATTACTCGCTGGGCGGGTGATGATGTTGCGTATGATCCGGGATCTCTGGCGGCCGTCTATCTTGGTGGATATGGCAGGCACACAGCGCCGCTGTCAGACAGCGCGACAGAGTTTACAGACGCGGACGCTATAGGCTTTTCGTCTCAGCTCGGCGGCAGCGGCGAGGGCTTCGTTTGGTGCGCGGTTGAGTTGCCAGAACATGCCGGGTGGACAAAGGCCGGGGCCGGCACATATACCGAAGCAGACGAGGCTAGGGCGGGCGCGCTGCTGCCTGCCAAGTCGATGGTGCTGTCTAGCAACAGCAGCGCCGCCGAAGTTAATTGGTCCAAGACCATATCAGCGGATCATCAAGTGTTCGCGCAGTTCGCCGTAACTGTGCCGAGCGGCAGCGGCGATCAGTCTGCGGATGATGTTGTGGTCAAGGTTCGGATCAGCGGCGGCGGCGACTCTTATGAGGTCAGATACAGGTTTGACTCTTCGGGCTGGACGATTGTCGATCCTAGTGGCCCGACAAATAAGGGCTCTGTTTCGGCAGATGTCAGCGACTCAAGCTCGCTGATGTTGCATAGGGTAGCGATTTCGCTGCCAGAAGAAGACGGCCCGATCTCCTTTCGCACATGGTACGCCCGGCACGGTCACGCGCTGGCTTGGGTTGAGGGGCCTAGCGGCACGCTTGGCGATCAGACATCGCCCACAAACAGCGGGCTAGAGTTTGGGCACTTCAATGGCGTGCAAGGAGACTCTGCAAACTGGCACCACCTTTCTGTTTGCGGGTGGGGCTCTGCTTGGAGCCCAACACATCAGGCCGGAATTGGTGAAAGCTGGAGCAGCCCCGACGACCTGCACCCGCGCAACGTGCCAGCGCTGGGCCTGCCCGCGCTCCTCGACGGCAACACAAAGATCGCCGCGGTGGATGGGCCAACTGTGCGCGGCGAGGTTTGGAACATAGAGAGCGCGTATAGTTATCCAATAGATCACGCAATCGCATCTCAAGGGCCGCGCGTGCACTGGTCAAGCAAGGACGAGGCAGAGCAGCTGATCGTCTGGGATCTGCACAGCAGCGCGGCCGCAACAGAGAGCCGCTTACTCAACAGCTCTATTGGCTGCGCTCTGCTTGGCTGCAACTTCAGGCGTGCCAACCTTCAATATTGGGATGGGGCCGCGTGGGTGACCCTTATCGCGCTTGACGCCGCGACAGGCTTTACCTCTCTTGGCTATGTGCTAGACGGCAACGTGGTCACGGTCAGCACAGAATCCGCCGCGGGTCGATATTTGAATTATGACGACACGCGCGCCGCGACATGGATCGAGACTGGCGGTAAGGCCAGGACGATCTTGACGCAGACCGAGGGCGCTTGGTCGCCATCGACAACCAAAAAGCCGCGGCTCTTGCTTGCTGGCGCTGATGGATCTGAGTCGGCGAGCGGAACCTGTGAGCTGTGGTTCTCTGATATGTGCGGGCTGGCCCATGAGGTGACTGTTACGCCTCGATATATCAGGCTTCAGATTCCAGCAAGTCAGGGAACCGTTGCGAACCGCTACCAGATCGGCCAGATCCTGATCGGCTCTCTACTTGTCTTTGGTCATCAGCCGTCAAGGGGCTTTACAACAAGCACCTCTTCAGGCGTGGCCGTTGCTGATCTGGCTGACGGGTCTTCGGTGGCGACAAGGGTCGGCCCGCCGCGGCGCTCTCTTGAGCTTTCTTGGGATGATGGCGTTGATGCCAGCCAGCAGCAAGCAAGCAGCCCGTCGCCTGACTATGTTGCTGCAACGGCCGGCGGGCTGCCGGTGGCAACAAGGTCAGACATTGCCCGGACGCTCGAAGGGGCCATGCGCCGGGCCGCATCTGGGGACTCGCCCGTCGTTTACATCGGCAGAATCCCAACATCAACAGCAACGCCCGCGACACTAAACAATCCGCGCCAATTCCTTTATGGCCGCGCGGGCGCAGAGTATCGGCGCGAGCACATCACCGGAGACGAGAGCGTTAGCGAGGTTGATCGCATTGCCAAGATAACAATCACTGAGGTCGTCTAGTGGCATTCCTTCCCGAAGACCTGCGATCTGCGGACCTTGTTTGGCTTTTGGAAATCGACTGGCTTGGCAAGACGATCCGATTGGCTGAGCGGCTTGAGTCAGCACCCTTTGGCCCGCAAGGGTCGAGCGTTGACTTTTTGCCCGGCCTGGATGTCGGCGGCAGCGTAGATCAGGCGCTCGATCTTTTTAGCGACTCGAGCTCGCTGCCTTCTGTCGCGCTGACCATGCACCTGGGCGGATTGGTTGATGTTCCCGCTGAGATCGCCCGGGGCAGAGACTTCTCTGCGGCCAAGGGCGTTCTGTCTCTATGGGCCCGCGGCGACAGAGAAGATCGGCAAGATCGGATCGTTGTGGTGTCTGGTCGCTTCAGATCGCCGGAGTATGGAGATGCCAGCGAGCCAATAACCGCGACGCTCGAAGAGCTGCCAGCAACAGAGCCCGACCTTATCCCGGCGGCGGCCGACAGGATAGAGCCGGAGACTTGGCCGGACGCGCCGCAGAGCAGCGCGCTCCACTGGTACCCGCAGATCATTGGGAGCCCGGGCGCGGGCGCGACCTATGGATCCGCCGCGTTTGCCGTTGATTTTGTATCGGCGGGCAAGCGCCACTTGTTGATCGCGGGGCACAAGGTGGCGGCTCCATCGGTGTCGATTCTCAACGCCGACGACGGATCAGCAGACAGCCTCAGCGTGTCTCACATCCAAGACGGCCGCGGTAAAACCGTTGCCGTGGTCAACCTTTTAGGTAGCGCGGTGACCGTCAGCGATTCGGGGTCCTATTGGTGCAAGTGGCCCGTAGACGCAGGCGGCTTTGCTGACCACAGCGGCGAGCCCGTTAGCGGTGCGGGGTCTGCGCTTCGGTGGCTGCTTGAGCGATCTTCTTTGCGCTGGGACCGGGGCCGGGTTGCCGCCGCTGTTGACTATCTGAATGCCTTCAGGGTGGATTTCGCCATTCAGCCCCAGCCAGATCAGAGAGTCGATCCGTGGGACTTCATACAGCAGCACCTTCTGCCGATCTTGCCGATTACCCCATCCCATGCAACAGCCAGCGGCGGGCTCGGGCTGGTGTTGTGGCGGTTCGACGCGCGCAGCGGCGATGAGGTGGCGCATATAATGAGCGATGACGCGCAAGTGGTCAGGCGGTCGGCAGTTAGCTATTCAGACCTCGACGCGCTAGCCAACGAGTTCAGGCTTTCGTTTGCGTGGAACGCGGAAAGCAACAAGCCAACAAGCAGCCACACCATGAGCGGCGACGAGCTGGTGATAGCTGACGGAGCTAGCTCTAACAATTTTTGCAGGGTTTCGCGCAATCGTTACGGCTCCAGGGTCAAGGAGTTAGGATCTGAGGTCGTTTACGACGACGCCACCGCGGCCAAGATCTGCTCTTGGTGGTCGCGGGCGTTCTCTTTAACATCAAGAGCCATTACATACTCCGCGCCAGCCACCCTTGGTTATTTAGAGCTTGGGGATCCTGTGCTATTGACTGACGACAAGTTGAGTATGTTTGACCAGCTTGGCTTGGTGACAGCCATTCGATGGGTGGCCGGCAGAGAGATAGAGTTGACCATCAGAGTCATAGAAGATCCAGGCCGTGACTATCGTGCGGCCTAGTGTATCCTGATCAGGAGGCGGCGCTGTGAACGACTTCGGTGATATTGGCGTTGCGGGAGTGCTGGTTATGCTAGTCCTTCGCGAGGTGTTTAACTTTCTAAAGAGCAGCGACGCGGGCGAGGCTGAGGTTGTGGCAAAGTTGGATCGCATGGAGGAGCAGAGCGCGGCGATGGCTGCAAGCACCCAACAGATGGCAGCCCTGATGCTAAAGACCGACGACACCGGAACGCCGCTTGTATACACTCCGCGATCCCTAACGTCGGCCATCGACACCTTGGCAAAGAACATCGATCGATTAACTGATAAAGTGGACCGCCTTGCCTAAGTTCTCCTCGCGAAGCAGGGCGGCGCTGGATAGCTGTGACGCTCGACTGGTGCGCCTGTTTGACGAGGTTGTGAAGCGCTATGATTGCGCGGTCCTTGAGGGTCGCCGCAGCAAAGAGCGGCAGGCTGAGCTGGTGCGGGCGGGCAAGAGCAAGACGATGAACAGCAAGCACTTGAGAGATCCGAGCATGGCCTGCGATGTTGTGCCATATCCTGTTGACTGGACCCGGCGCGGGCAAGACAGGATGCGCCACTTTGCGGGCTATGTGTTCGGGGTTGCCAACCAGCTTGGAATCTCCGGTCTGGTCTGGGGCGGTGACTGGGATGGTGATGTCTTTACAGACAAGCGCGGCATGACAGATCAATCCTTTTATGACCTGCCGCACTTTGAGTTGAGTGATGAGTAAAACCCAGCAGGGGCTGCTCTTGGCGTCGCTGGCGGCTATGATTTTAATGGCGGCGTTTTATGGCGAGAGTCGGCCCGCCGCCGATGACGACGACTCTGCCACCAGCGACGACGACGACAGCGCAGGAGGTGCTTGATATGGACAAGATCCCAGGACGGCTTCGCAGCCGTAAGTTCTGGCTCGCTGTGATGGGCGCGCTGATGAGCGTGGCAATGCCGGTTATCAACGGAGAGGTGCCGCCGGAGCGAGGGCTTGAGGCTGCGGCCGCTGTGCTGGTGTCGTATATCCTCGGTCAGGCATATCAAGATGGCAAGGCGGCCGAGTGATGCCAGCCGCAAAGAAGCCCAAGAAGCCCGCAGCAAAGAAGCCCACAGCGCGCAAGGCGTCGCCGAAGAAAGCAGCGCCCAAGAAGAAAGCAGCGCCCAAGAAGCCCGCAGCAGACGACAAGCGGGCGCGCAGGCTTGAGCACAAGCGCAAGGCCGCCGAAGCTATCGAGGCGCACTCGGGGCCGGTCCTGGGCTTACTGTCGGAGGTTGTGG